CAATCATGGTAAGAAGATTGTTACAGACGGCGTAGGTAACCCACGTGGATATCCACCTGGCCCAGCTGGTCAAGATGCTATGGCATTAAACCCAGACTTCAGAACACCTACTGCCAAGCCTGGTATTGTTGCTCGTGCTGCAGGCGCAGTTGCTGGTGGTGTTAACAAGGCAATTGATGCACTAGGTGGCCCAACAGGCGATGCATTAACTCGTCATACTATGAACAAGCGCACAATGGAAGATGCTGAACTAAATGAGCTAGCTCGTTTAGCAGGATTGAATGTTGCTGAAAGCCGCGACTTACCTGGTAATCAAGATCGTTTAGATGTTGCAGAACCAAAAGGTAAATTAACAGCAGCCGATTTTGATCGCCTACGTGGAGACATTGATGAAGCAGACATGGACGAAGCTAGTCGTGGTGAATACATTAGCCAACAAGATAACGCCGCGGAAAAAGCAGGCCGTGACGAATTTAGCGCATTTGGTCAAACTTTTGACACTGATGAAGTAGAAGAAGGTAACCGTTTCACTGGTGGTCTAGAAAATGACGACATTGCAATCGGTCAAAAGATTCCTGGTACCAATGCTGTTAAACAAGTAGACATCGACGAAATGGATGAGTGCGATATGCCAGGCGTCCCAGGAATGGAAAAAGATGGCAACATTTCTGTTAACACAAACCAAAGTACAGACGGTAACAAGAATGTTACTATCAGTGCAGACGGCAGTGCAGTTGACGAGCTAATGCAGATGTTGAAGATTGCTGGCTTAGCTGGCGATAGCAATCAAGCTATGTCTCAACCAGCTGAACCAGAAATGGTAAGCATTGGTGACGAAGGCATCGAAGAAGAATTTGCCAATGAGCCAGAAGAAGATTATTACAGCATGGATGCTAGCACAATGGGCCCTGGCGAAGGCGATGCAGGTGAAAAGAGCATGTACGGTGGCCCAGGTGACAACCGTATGACACAGCAACCAAACCGTCCAGCTAAACCAGTTCGTTCAACAGACGAATCGATTCTAGCGTTAGAAGCATCATTAGCTGCTGAATACGAAAGTATCAAAAAAGTTAATTGATTATTAACTTGCCCCAAATAAAAAGCGAGCCCGGGCTCGCTTTTTTCTTAAATACTCCATGGATCTAGTAGAACAAATAGAACAGCTATTAGGCAAAGATCACTTGCCTAACGAACATTGGAAACCTGAAATTCCACCTGCATGGGCAGTTGTGACACGCCATGGAATACAACTAACAGGACCAGATGTACACGATATAACACTAGAACAAGCGGGCATCAACTATACGTTTAATAACCTAGGGTACAGATCAAATTTTGATTACATCTTAGATGACTTAAAAACAAAAGAATTAATTTTAGTTATAAGTGACAGTGATGGAATGGGTCGAGGCGTTGAGTTTAATAATATATTTTCATCACTTATACAAAATCAAAGATCAGAAACTGTAGTTAATTTAAGTGTACCTAGTTTAAGTCCTGATGGAATGGCCCGTATTTTAGCTAAAGCAATGTTAGCATTAGATGGGGCAGTAAAACATGTTTGCATATTGTGGCCCGGATTTTCTACTAGAGAGTTTGTTAGTAAAAAATTTCAAGGCGGTATATATTCAGAAATAAATGAAGTCCCTTATACTGATTGGTGGGACCACATTGATTGGGTAAGTAACAACTACAACTATAGAAAAAATCAATTGCTAATAGCACAAACTGCTAAATCAATTGGTTCAGAGCTGCATGAGCTGATCATTAACAGAAATAGAGAACCGATTGATGGTATGTTTACGTACTTGCCATCTCAGGGTACAAAAATATCCCAGCTATCTATAGAATCTCATATGGCAATTGCTAATTATTTTTTAAGAAAATTACGCTAAATACTTATATGAAAATCACTGACATTATCATTACAGAAAATATCCATGGAACAGTAAAGCCCGAACACAAAGCGGTGCAAAAAAGTATAACTGTTAGTCGCGACGACGGCGGATATGACCGTGTTAATTATGCTAACCGTAAATGGATGGCTACTGCCATGGCTGATGGTAAAGATCCTAGTAAGCCAGTTGATATGGATGCTTATAGTTGGATTGAGAAGTATAACAGTGAACATCCTTATACAGAAGAAGAATACAACATGTTTCGTCAGGCAGACGCAACAATTCCGGGCGATGTTAAAAAAATTCAACCGTGGTCTAAAAGTGCTGAGCCAGAAGATACTCATAAACATAGTCCACATCGCAACCCCGGGCCAGTTCAATTAAAATCTAAAAAGAAATGAAGCAGTATCGTATAACAAGTGCTAACTTTGTTCTGCCTGGAGAAACAGGTGAGCAAGATGCAGTTATGGATGCCGCAGACTTATCTGAAATTAAAAAATTAGCAGGTATTGTTGAAACAGCACCAGTTCCGGGTGGCCTACAGGGTGCAGTAGCAGGCTTAATGGACAACGTTCCTAACAGTACAGAATACGGTGTAGCCAGTCCAGTTGGAACAATAGAGAATCCAAAAGAAAAAACCCGTCGCGAACTTGAACGTGAATACAACGCCAAGACCGGGACGGATTTATGGTTTTTAATTAACTTTGCAGACGCTAGAGATCTTAGACGTCAAATCGAAAGTTACCTAGATAAGCACCCTCAGTATCAACAGCGTCCTCTGCCAGGGCAGGATTCTTAATACCTAGATACTGATACCATGATGCCTTTGGCACATGGATCTTGCGATCCTTCCATTTAGCAACCAAACTATAGTAATCAGGCTTATAAGGCTCACGCAGTGGCTTCATCAGCTTGCTACCCTTGCGATGGTTACATGGCTTGCAACTAGTTACACAGTTTTCAAAGTTAGTCTTACCGCCAGCCATACGTGGAATCACGTGGTCGATGGTTAGTGCTGTACTTTGAAATACTTCGCCACAATATTGGCAAGTATACAAATCACGTAGATACATGTTGGCACGACTAAACTTAACTGCTCTTTTGTAGTTAAAGTATTCTTTAGTCACGCAAACGCTGGGCACGTTGATAGTGAGCTTTTCACTGCGTACTACCCAATCGTCGTAGGATTCTATAATCGTAACACGATCTAAGAAGTACAACTTTAGTGCATGTTGCCAATTGATTACGCTCAGTGGCAGAATCGAAATTGGATCATAGTTTGCATTGAGTAAAAGAGTATTTGACATTTTGATTTCTTTTTGACTGATAACAGTTAAATATACTTATATTATATATGAAAAATACTTATGAGTAAACCGTTAGAAACTGCAATTATTAAGACACCTTATCAAAAGATGTCTTACACTGAACAGCAGATTATTGAAATTGCTAAGTGTGCAGATCCAGTAACTGGGCCACGTTACTTTATGAGTAACTACTTTTACATACAGCACCCAACTAAGGGTAGTATTCAATATGTCCCGTTTGAGTACCAAGAACGACTAATTGATAGCTATCATGGATATAGGTACAGTATCAGTCTAATGCCTCGACAAACTGGTAAATCGACAAGTGCCGCAGGCTACTTACTTTGGTATGCTATGTTTGTTCCAGACTCGACTATTTTGGTTGCGGCGCACAAGTATATTGGCGCCCAAGAAATTATGCAACGGGTGCGTTACGCATACGAGAACTGCCCGGACTTTATACGTGCTGGTGTTACAAGTTACAACAAAGGATCACTGGACTTTGAAAACGGTAGCCGTATTGTAAGCCAAACTACAACAGAAAACACAGGACGGGGTATGTCTATTTCTCTCCTATACTGTGACGAGTTTGCGTTCGTTAGACCAAACATTGCCAGCGAATTCTGGACAGCTATTACTCCTACACTAGCAACTGGTGGTAAGTGTATTATTACAAGTACTCCGAATAGTGACGAAGATCAATTTGCTTTAATTTGGCGCGGCGCCAACAATACATTTGATGAATATGGTAACGAAACCCCATTGGGCAAAAATGGATTTAAAGCGTTCCGCAGTGATTGGCGCGAGCATCCGGATCGTGATGAAAAATGGGCAGACGAAATGCGGGCCCAACTAGGGGACGAACGTTTCCGTCGTGAAATGGAATGTGAATTCATTATCTTTGATGAAACACTAATTAATCCCTTGCACCTAGTTGAAATGGCTGGCATAGACCCAATTGAAAAACAAGGGCAGATTCGTTGGTACAAAAAACCAAGTAAGGATTGTACTTACGTAGTTGCACTCGACCCAAGTTTAGGTACTGGGTCGGATCCGGCTGCTATACAGGTATTCGAATTACCTGGCTTAAAACAAGTTGCTGAATGGAGCCATAATAAAACTCTGGTGCAACGGCAAGTTGTTATTATGAAAGAAATTTGCCAATACCTAGCAGACATTGCAGGACCAACAAACGTTTATTACAGTGTTGAAAACAACACCCTTGGGGAAGCAGCATTAGTTGCTATCAATGAACTGGGCGAAGAAACAATTCCAGGAACATTCTTAACAGAACCAAAGCGTATGGGGGTAGGCCGTCAGCGCAGAGGTTTTACTACAACAAACAAAACCAAATTAGCAGCCTGTGCTAAGTTAAAGAGTCTAGTAGAAACCAAACGTATTGCTATTGCAAGTAAGCTATTAATTTCAGAACTTAAAACGTTTGTGGCTGCGGGCACTAGTTATGCAGCCAAAATAGGCGAACACGATGACTTAGTTATGTCTACATTACTGGCAATACGCATGATTCAGATGTTACAAAGTTATGATTCTGGAATGGATGAAGAACTACGGGACAGTGCAGATACCTTTATTGAACCCATGCCGTTCATAATGATTTGAGCTAAATAGTATTATGTCTAAAGAAATTGAATCAGTAGCAGCAGCCCTTTTTGATAAAATACGTAGCCGTTTCCCTAACATAGTACTTGGCGACGAAAAAGCCAACGCCACTAGTGATCCAGAAAAAGCACGTTTTTTTAACTTTACCTATGTGGATAACAAAGTTGATGGACTCGACGAAGATCTAGCAGGTGAGTTTGGTAGCATTGATAGCAAACTTGATTCGTTACTAAACAAGATGCCAGATGCAAAAGTTAAACCTGCTGCTGAAACAGGATTTGGTAAAATTACTATCAGTTTGATTGACGAAACAAGTGTAAAGATTTATTTTGCACAAAACATTACTAGAGACATGGACGAAGACCAACGTAAAAATTGGTACGAGTTCCTGCGTAATCTACGTCAGTTTGCCAAGCGCAATCTATTGAGCTTTGACACACGTGATATTACTAAGAGTAACCTAGACATAAGAGATATTAAGCAACAGGCCAAAACAGATGATACATTCAGTTCAGCTGAAGCACCTGTTACTGAAAGCAAGTTATATGGCACACCAGGCCGCCCTTATAACAGTTTTGCCGACAAAGGCAAATGCAAGATTCTAGTTCGTTACAAGAACAAAGTAGATGAAGAAATTCGCGGCGCACGTAGTCGTCAAATTGAAAGCATCTTTTTAGAAACTGAACTTGGCGAACGTTTCCTATTACAGCATACAAATTTAAATGGTGCCTATGCACTTGCGGAACATTTAACACAAGGCGGGTCGTTATATGATGACTTCTCTAACCATATCAACAATATGGTACATGAGATGGCAGCAATGAAGCACTTTGTTCGTAGCCAAAAACTACGTGAGTTTGAAGACCAAGAAACAAACGACATGACCCGTGCCGCAGTTACTCACTACGAGAAACTAAAGAAAACACTTGGTCATTTGCGTAGTGAACGTTACTTTAAAGACTACAAAGAAAACTTTGTGGCAGCAAACGACATCGAAGAAGATGTTGATGTAGAAGCATTAAAAGAACGTTGGGTTAAGAAAGTATACGATAGCCGTTTTGACGAAGCATTGCCTTATGTATATAGAGCATACAAGCAACAACAAAATGAAGCGGCAAGTAAATTAAGTTATGAGTTAGATGAATGGGCATCGACTATGTTGGAAGACATGGAACAAGCACCGGCATCACTAAGTGATTTCTTTGCACAGGCACAACCTGGTGGCATCAATGGCATCGACGCTACATCTACTTTAGAAAAGCTAATACCAAATCAAGATTCATTACAACGGCTAGTGCAGAACTACGCAAGTGACCGCGGCCAAGGCCCTGATGCTGATGTGCGTGGTATTGTAAAAACTTGGATTGAACAAAACCAACCAGAGTTGTTAGCAGACATTGTTATGCCTGAACCAAGCTATGCACAAGATCAAAATAACTTTACTGCACAAGTAAGTCCGGAACCACCTAACAACGCAAACCAAACTGGTAATACTACGATGGATGAACCAGTTGTAAACGAAAATGATTCATTATCATTTATTCGTCGTTTAGCAGGTTTGGCAAAATAATTCTAAAAAACCTTTGACAAAGGTAAATACAAAAGCGCACAATACATGTTGTGTGCTAAACACATTTATTATGGCACATTTTATTAAGGAGAAACATTATGGCTATGACATTGGCAGAAATTCGCGCTAAACTACAAGCACAAGAGAACCGCAGTGGCGGTAACAGACCACAAGGCGACAACGCCATTTACGCACACTGGAACATTCCAGAAAACACAACAGCTCGCGTAAGATTCCTTCCTGATGCAAATACAAAGAATGACTTTTTCTGGGTCGAAAGACTTATGATCAAGTTGCCTTTTGCTGGCATCAAAGGTCAAGCAGACAGCAAGCCTGTTATGGTACAAGTACCGTGCGTTGAGATGTGGGGCGAGGCATGTCCGGTACTTGCAGAAGTACGCACATGGTTTAAGGACCCTAACCTCGAAGATATGGGTCGCAAATATTGGAAAAAGAAAAGCTACTTGTTCCAAGGCTTTGTTCGCGATAACCCAGTTGGTGACGACAAGACACCAGAAAATCCAATCCGTCGATTTGTGATCAGCCCACAAATCTTTAACTTGATCAAGAATGCATTGATGGATCCTGACATGGACAGTATGCCTACTGACTATCAGTCTGGTCTTGATTTCAGCATCAAGAAAACAAGCAAAGGCGGCTATGCTGACTACAGCACAAGTAGCTGGGCACGTAAAGAGTCTGCACTAACAGCAGATGAAGCGGCAGCAATTGAGCAATATGGTCTTCATAACTTGGCAGACTTCTTACCTAAGAAGCCAGGTGATGTTGAGTTGAAAGTTATCAAAGAGATGTTTGAAGCATCTGTCGATGGCCAACCATATGACCCAGATCGTTGGGCCAACTACTACAAGCCAGCTGGCTTGAATGTAGGTACAGGCACAGATGGTGAAACACCTGCACAAGCACCTACACCAGTAGCACAAGCTCGTCCAGCAACACCGGCACCTGCTCCAGTAGCAGAATCTGCTCCATGGGAAGATGATGCCGCAGAAGCAGCAGAAGCACCAGTTGCTAAACCTAGCAGCCAACGTGCTGAAGACATCCTAGCGATGATCCGTAGCCGTAAGCAATAATACGGCCCCTAAGCCAAGTACGAAGATATAGATCGGCAGAAAGATAAACTGCGTCAGATCACGTACTTGGCTTTTCTATTTCAAGGAATATAATTTTATGGCAACTAAACCATTCGACGTAAGCAAATTTCGTAAAAGCATTACTAAAAGCATTGATGGAATCTCCATCGGCTTCAACGATCCAACAGACTGGATCTCAACAAACAACTACGCTCTTAACTATCTTATTAGTGGGGACTTTAACCGTGGTATACCAATGGGTAAGGTTACAGTGTTTGCTGGAGAATCTGGTGCGGGTAAATCCTTTATCTGTTCGGGCAACTTGGTTAAAAATGCACAAGAACAAGGCATTTATGTCATTCTTATCGATACTGAAAATGCTCTTGATGAAGCGTGGTTACATGCCCTCGGAGTTGATACGTCTGAGGACAAACTACTTAAACTCAACATGGCCATGATCGACGATGTGGCTAAAATGATCAGTGAGTTTGTATCAGAATATAAAACACTACCCGAAGATCAACGCCCAAAGGTCTTGTTTGTACTTGACTCATTAGGCATGTTGTTGACTCCCACAGACGTTAATCAGTTCCAAGCAGGTGATCTCAAAGGCGACATGGGCCGTAAGCCTAAAGCACTTACAGCACTTGTTCGTAACTGTGTAAATATGTTTGGTGACTTAAATATTGGATTGGTTGCAACTAATCATACATACGCTAGTCAAGATATGTTTGATCCAGATGATAAGATCTCTGGTGGTCAAGGCTTTATCTATGCATCAAGTATTGTTGTTGCTATGCGTAAGTTAAAACTTAAAGAAGATGAAGACGGTAACAAGATTTCAGAAGTTAAAGGTATCCGTGCCGCATGTAAAATCATGAAAACACGTTATGCTAAACCTTTTGAAAGTGTT